GCGTAATGTCCGAACCTTTTTCCGGTACCGCTGCCGGCGCAAGCATTTATGGACTGCTTACCGGCACTGATTACGGCGTGGTGTTCGGCGCGTTTGCCGGGGCGGTGTTCTACGTAGCCACTGCTGCCGACCTGACGATTTTTCGCCGTTCTGCATATTTCGTTGTTTCGTATTTTGCTGGCGTGTATGGCTCCGGGCTGGTGGGTTCGTGGCTGGCGAGCATAACCGGCTATGCCGACAAACCGCTGGATGCTTTAGGCGCGGTAATTCTGTCTGCCGTGGCCATCAAGACACTGACGTTTTTCAGTGAACAGGACCCGCTAAAGCTGCTGGCACGCTGGAGAGGGGGAACCAATGGTAACTAACGATCCGCTGGTGCTGACCAACGTAGCGGCCTGTGCCGCCATTGTTCTGCGCCTGATGATGTTCCGTAAGCCTGGCGGGCGGCATAACCCGTGGGCGTCATGGCTCGCTTACCTGATTATTCTGGCGTATGCGTCGGTACCGTTCCGGTACCTGTTTGACTCCTACCTGCATACCCACTGGGCAACCGTGACAATCAACCTGATTATCTGCGCCGCCGTGTTCCGTGCCCGGGGGAATGTGGCGCGGCTCTTCTATGTCCTGAGGTCTGAATGAACCAATCACAATTTCAGCTGGCGGCTGGTATTAGCGCCGGATTAGCTGCGCGCTGGTTTCCGCACATCGATGCGGCCATGAAGGAGTTTGGCATCACCGCACCCACAGACCAGGCGATGTTTATCGCTCAGACCGGGCATGAATCCGTGAGTTTCTCCCGGCTGGTGGAGAGCATGAACTACAGCGTGGCAGGCCTGGCGAATTTCGTCCGCGCCGGGCGACTCACTCAGGACCAGGCAAACGCGCTGGGCCGTCGCTCGTATGAAAAGGTGCTGCCACTGGAACGCCAGCGCGCCATCGCCAATCTGGTATACAGCAAACGCCTGGGCAACAAAGCGCCGGGTGATGGCTGGAAATATCGCGGACGCGGCCTGATTCAGATCACCGGTCAGGCAAATTACACAAAATGCGGTACCGCGCTGAAACTCGATCTGGTCACCAGTCCCGAGCTGCTGGAGCAGGACCGCAACGCGGCGCGTTCAGCGGCATGGTTCTACGCCGCTCATGGATGCCTGCTTTACTCCGGCGACCTGGCCCGCGTCACGCAGATTATTAATGGCGGTCAGAACGGCATTGAAGACCGCCGTCTGCGCTACAACCGGGCGCGGAGTGCGCTGGTATGAAGTGGCGATATGTTCTGCTGACGCTGGTGGTCAGTCTCTCGGCGACGACGCTTATCGCCTGGCGTTCCGGATGGAATGCCCACGCCGACCATGTCAACGCGCTGGCGGCGGATAAGAAAGATAAGGCCAATAAAGCCATCCAGCCGGTAGAGAAGAAAGCCGCTGTGGCAAATGCCGAAGCCAGAGTGATTTACCGGACCATAACCCGTGACGTGGTGAAATATGTTCAGTCTCCGGATCGTACCAGGTGTGATTTTGATGATGAGTCTGTACGGCTGCGCCAGCGTGCCATCGACGCTGCCAACTCCATCAGCGGATTTGATGCAGGAACCGTGCAGGGCAAGTAATGCCGGGGCAAACAGCGATGAGGATTTGCAGGCAGACATCGAGACGGCGGAGTGTTTGCGCCAGTTGCGGATCAACACATATCGCTGGCAGGCCTGGTATAACGCGTTGCTTTAAGGCTGCATCCCGGGCAGCTTTTGCCACCCGGTTTATGGTTACTCAGTCAGCTCCTTTTCATTTAGCTGTTCAAAGTAAAAGTCATAACGCTTCAGAAACCACATTCTGCAGTCTTCATCCATGTTACCGGTTATAGCATCAGTACACAGATGTCGACCATGGAAACGCATCCGGGCAAAGCTGTAGGCAAGGAAATCTAAATCCCGGGAAGATACAACACACTTTTTACTCACTACCTGCATACATTCCTCCTCTGTTGGACGATCCAAAAAGGGAAGATGTGTTAATGAAAGTATGGCTCAGAAAAGAGGCAGCGGGAGTGATTTTACTCCTGGATGAAAAAAACGTTGCGCCTGATCAAGCGGAGGTTTTTGCAGGATTATATGCAATGGCTGGGGGAATAAAAAATGCCCTCATTAAGAGGGCGAGAGGGATTGTCTGGCGTGTGCATTTCGCACTTTTTATTTTTCAATAAAAAAAGGGTCAAACGGTACTACCTCCCCTGGTGCGGCAGGAAGGCTGAGTATGGACGGATTAATAATGTTAACAAGCGTAAGCGGTGACTTTTGACGAAATATCTCGCTTGAGCGATGTTTACGTTTTGGATTTGCTCAGTTAAAAAAAAGCCCTCGGGTAAGAGGGCGAGTCGGAGTAGAGCTGACAGTACTTCGTACTCTTATTCTTTTCTCAATGGCAAGGATCTTACGTTGGTTCTTCAACTCCTGTCGTGGCAGGAAACCTGATTATGGTTGTTAACTTTTAGTTAACAAGCGTAAGCGGGTTGATTGGGAAAAATCCTAGTTTAATGAAATGGTTTCGAAAAAAAACCCTCAGACGGAAGGAAATCCAGATTCTTCAGAGGGTATGCAAATGCATTTCGTTACCTTTTAAACTTAGCAACGCGCCGCTGCACTGATATGAGATATCTCCCATAAGCGAAGCCGTAATAAATTTATAACTTATTTTATATCTGCTTAAAGATGATTATCTCCCTTCCTGCAGATAAGGCTCACCGATTGTCTACACTTAAGACTTCCTAACCAGAAAGGAGGTTTGTATGACCGATCGCCCAGTCGAAGGGGACCATCCTGATTACAGTCCTGTTCCTGATAACGTTAAAAACGACCAGCCAGGGCAAGCCGGTAGAGACCAGAAAGACGATACTGGCTCAGCACCTGAATCTGGTGATAAACAGCCATAACAAAGCTAACCGCCTCCGGGCGGTTTTTTTATTGCGATCATCATGGGCAGACCCATCGTAATGGCGTAACAAATACCGGAGTTAGCCAATGGCTGAACATGACCAGCGCAGGCTATACCCGCCAGTTAACTTCATCAGCGCCGATAACTGGCATCCCTATACCAGGCTAATTCCTGCCAACGAAGTGAATGAGTGGGTAAACCGGCAAATCCTTAATGAAGGTGGCGGCATTCACAACCCAGACCATGCGCACCTGATTGATGCGGAACTCCGCTTCATGTGGGCGTCCGATTCGTTCGTGAAGAAAGGGCGCTATGTTCTCGGGCAGGCTGAACAGGTAATGCTGCGTGCTGGAGGATGGCAAAAAGCCCGAATGGAACAGCAAATGTATGAATGGTTTGGTCGCATCCCAGAGTTCATCATCACCCTGGCCGCTGATTACTGCGCCCAGTGTTCTGACCTTGAGTTCTGCGCGCTGGTGGAGCATGAGCTTTACCACATTGCGCAGGAAACCGATGAATTCGGCGCGCCGAAATTCTACCGGGACAGTGGATTACCCAAATTGAAGCTACGCGGCCACGATGTCGAAGAGTTCGTTGGCGTCGTTCGCCGCTATGGAGCCGGTCACGATGTGCAACAGCTGGTGGACGCAGCGAACAGGCCTGCCGAAGTGGCTCACCTTGATATCGCCAGAGCGTGCGGGACATGCATGCTTAAACTGGCTTGATTTTATGACTGATTATGACAGGTAGGTTATTTATGGCGGCACTGAAAGGTGAGGTCAAAGCTTTCATCGTTCAGTCTCTTGCCTGCTTTGATACCCCGTCTCAGGTGGTTGAGTCGGTCAAAAAAGAATTTGGCCTGACCATACCCCGTCAACAGGTTGAATCCCACGATCCGACGAAAGCAAACGGCAGGGGGCTGGCTCAAAAATGGGTGGACATGTTCAACGCCACTCGCGAACGCTTCCAGAATGAAATCTCGGACATCCCGATAGCCAATAAGGCGTACCGGCTACGCGTTCTCGATCGGATGGCAACGCGCGCTGAAGGGATGAAGAACCTTGCGTTAACAGCTGAGTTGATTGAGCAAGCCGCCAAAGAGTGTGGCGATGCTTACACCAACAAACATAAATTCGAGCATTCCGGGCCTAACGGTGGCGCTATCCAGACGCTCACCATGAGCAAAGAGGAATACAAATCAGCAAGGCAGGAGATGATGGAGGATGACGACTGCTGAGCAAAAGGCATTTGCCCGTAAGGTCGAATGCGAAGAGGATGGACTGTATTACGCGCGTTACTTCTTCAAACAGCGCACCGGCGGCAAGATGATTGTCGCACCGCATCACAAGGTTATTCAGCAGACGCTGAACCGCGTTATAGACGGCGAAATAAAGCGCCTGGTCATTAACGTTCCGCCTGGTTACACAAAAACAGAACTGGCAACCATTAACATGATGGGCCGGGGACTGGCGCTGAACCGGCGCGCCCGTTTTATGCATCTCTCATACTCCCACCAGCTGGCGCTACTGAACTCATCCACTGCGCGCGGCATGGTCAAATCGCAGGCCTACCAGTCAATGTGGCCGATGGCGTTGCGCGATGATGCGGACAGTAAGGCAATGTGGTGGAACGAATACGGTGGCGGAGTTTACGCGTCGTCCGCTGCCGGGCAGGTCACCGGCTTTCGCGCCGGACACATGGAGCCAGGCTGGCAGGGCGCGCTGATTATCGATGACCCGGTAAAACCAGATGATGCATACAGCGAGACCGTACGCGATGGCGTGAATAACCGCTTTAACGAAACCATCAAATCACGTCTGGCTGTAGAAACGACGCCGATGATTGTGATTATGCAGCGTATCCACTACCACGACCTAAGTGGATACCTGCTGCGCGGTGGCTCCGGTGAAATGTGGCATCACCTGAATCTGCCTGTGATTATCGATAACAGCCAGGCGTATTCGGCGCAGTACCCGGAGCACTCTCACGCCATACCAATTGATCATGGTCTGCCTGATGGCTGGCTCTGGCCGTTCAAGCACAACGAGTCGCACCGCGTATCACTGTTCTCTCACCGGCGAACTGCCGAAGCTCAGTATATGCAGAAGCCCCGCAAATTTAACGCGGAGGGCGCGCTGTGGACTGAGGCGATGATTAGTGCCGCGCGCGACCTGCAGATCCGCTTTGATAAGGTTCGTACGGTTATCGCGATTGACCCCCAGGCCACGAACAGCGATGAAAGTGACGAAACCGGCATTGTGGCCGCCAGTGCGTATGGTGCTGGTGATAAAAAGCAGTTCTCAGTCGATGGGGACTACAGTGGCAAGTATTCACCGGCTGGCTGGGCCAAAAAGGCCATGTGGGCTTACGAAGAGCACGAAGCCAATGCGATCGTTATCGAAACGAACCAGGGCGGCGATATGGCGGAGGAAACACTGCGTAACGCCGGGTTCAAAGGCCGCATTATCAGGGTGCATGCAAATAAAGGGAAATTTGCCCGCGCCGAACCGATATCCGCGCTCTACGAACAGGGGCGTGTAGCTCATCACGGCAATCTCTATCTACTGGAAAATCAGTTGATGGAATATGTGCCCGCCACCGCCAAAAAGTCACCTGACCGACTGGATGCCGCTGTGTATGCGCTGACCGAACTCGGCGGGGCGCAGGCAATTGGCATGATGATCCCGAAACGCCTCAGATAATTTACGGACTCTGCATGAATAAAAATCTTCAGCTGGCTGTCAACCATGCGTTGAACGATGCCAGGCTTACGCGCGCCCGTATGATGGCCGCCAACCCAACCATGGGACTGGATTCAAAGCGCAGTACAGCGTGGTGCGAGTACGGATTCAAGGATGACATTACCTTCGATGACCTCTACAGTCTGTATCGTCGCGGCGGTATTGCCCATGGCGCGGTCAAAAAGCTGATCGGCGCGTGCTGGCAAAGCAACCCGGAAATTATCGAAGGCGATGAGCAGGACGAGACCCGCAAGGAAACGGCGTGGGAACGTAAGGCTAAGTCTGTGTTAACGCATCGCTTCTGGCGCTCTTTTGCCGAGGCCGATTTACGGCGGCTGGTGGGGCGTTACTCCGGCATTCTGCTGCATATACGGGACGGTAAAGACTGGAACCTGCCTGTAACCAGAGGGCGGGGACTGGAGAAAATCACCGTAGCCTGGGCGGGGACATTAAAGGTTAAGGACTGGGATACAGGTCTTAACTCCCGCACCTACGGCCAGCCGAAAATGTGGCAGTACATCGAGCAACTTGCGAACGGCGCCATCCGGCGCGTGGACGTTCATCCGGATCGCGTTTTTATCCTGGGTGATTATTCCCCTGATGCTATTGGTTTTCTGGAGCCTGCCTATAACGCATTCGTAAGCCTTGAGAAGGTGGAAGGCGGCTCCGGTGAGTCATTCCTGAAAAACGCCGCCCGCCAGCTGAGCATCAACTTTGACGAAAAAATAGACTTCACCAATCTGGCATCGCTATATGACGTGAGCGTTTCAGAACTACAGGAGAAGTTCAATGAAGTCGCTGTGGAGATTAACCGGGGCAACGATGCGCTGCTGACGACCCAGGGTGCAGCTGTCACACCGCTGGTAACCACTGTAGCCGACCCCGGTCCGACTTATGATGTGAACCTGCAGACTGCTTCTGCCGCGCTGGATATCCCGACCAAAATCCTCGTTGGCATGCAGACGGGCGAGCGTGCCAGTACCGAAGACCAGCGTTACTTCAACGCGCGCTGCCAGTCCCGCCGGGGTGATTTGTCATTCGATATTGAAGACCTGTGCGACAAGCTGGTGGAGCTGGGCATTCTCGACGCGGTAAGGCAGAAAGCGGTTATCTGGGATGACCTGAACGCCAGCACCGACGCTGAGAAGCTGGCGGCAGCCAAAACGATGGCGGAAATTAACAGCGCCTCGATAGCCACTGGCGAACAGCCATTCACCGGCGAAGAAATCCGTGTCGCTGCCGGGTATGAGGGCTCACCTGCACCGCTGAGGGAAGACGATGAAGAAGAGGAAGACGAAACCTCCGATTCTGCCGGGAAACCTTAACGATCCCACCGGTGCAGACCGCCTCGAGCGTGGTGCGATTAACGAGTTCGGCAAACGGATTAGGCGCATCGCAAAAGCTTACCAGGACATTCTTGACCGCATTCCTGCATCACCCGCCGTAAACCTTCGCTACACCTTCGACCTGGCCACCTCGCTGCTTTCGATGCTGCTGGAAAACGCTTCCGCGCTTGTGGACGAGATCCTTTATGGCGGCAACGAAACGAACTTCTGGTACTGGCGCGATTACGTGAATCAGGCGTACCAGCGTGGCGCGGCGCAGGAATTCGCTAATCTCTCGCAGCAGTCTGCGGTGTATGCCGCCGGACGAGAGAACCTACAGCAACTGCTGCTGAGCGAGCCGTATCAGCGCCGCCTGCTGCTGGTGCGCACCCGCGTCTTTGAGGAAATGAAAAACCTCAGCGCGCGGATCAAGTCGGAAATGGCGCGGGTGCTCACCGATGGCATGGGGCGCGGGCAGAATCCCCGTGATATTGCGAAGCGGCTCACCGAACAGACAGGGATTGTAATCAGCCGGGCAAAGCGCATCGCCCGCACAGAAATCACCACGGCGCTGCGCCGCGCCCGGTGGGATGAGTCGGACGAGGCCGAAGCGCAGTACGGGATTATGACACGGCAGATGCACCTCTCCGCACTGAGCCCGACGACGCGCCGCAAGCATGCGTTGCGACATGGACACCTGTACACCACAGAAGAGGTGCGTGACTGGTACAGCGTTGACGGCAACGCGATCAACTGCTATCTGCCCGACACGGAAGTGCAAGGCAGGTTTGTGGCTGGCTCAAAAAGCTATTACGAGGGGATGGTTGTTAAGCTTGTGACTCGTAGCGGTCGCAACCTTACCGTTACCCCTAATCACCCCGTAATGACCGACAGGGGACTGATTGCTGCCAACGAAGTCACGGAAAGAGACAATCTTTTCGCATACGGCAGCAATGTCGAAAATACGATTGGGGTAGGTGATTTGCACGACCAGCATGGAGTATCCGCAATTCAGGATGTCTTTAGCTCTTTGGTGGAGTCTGGTCATTCGATCTTTAGAGGGGTGAGTGCTGTAGATTTCTACGGCGACGGTAGTTCCTGCGATGGAGAGGTCCACATTGTAAGGTCCTATTGGCAACTGCCCGTTGCATGTGACACCCATGTGAGCAAGATGCTCGATTATTTCGCTCTCAAACATGCCGACTCTATCAGCGCGTTGGTTCAGGGAGCGTCGTTCTCTGACCTCGTCGGAATCGACTTGTCCTCTCCTGACGTTGAGGGCGGCGGCAGTCACCAACTGTCTTTCTTCAGGAGTGGCAACCGAGAATCTGTTGATGGCGGCAGTACTTCGCCCTCTGCGCTCAATGCCTGCTGCTTCCAGACGTCTTTTAACGACGCCACGGGAAACTCCAACTCGATTGGAGATGGACTGTTCAGACAGTCCGGACTGATAGAGATTGATGAGGTGGTCAGTATCGAGAGGTATTTCTTTGAAGGTCATGTTTATGATCTCGAAGAGGTATCAGGACTCATGATAGCGAACGGAATAATTTCCAGCAACTGCAAATGCACACAAGTGGCGGTGCTGGTGGATGCCAGTGGCCATCCGCTTAACCCGAATATTGTTGATATGGCGAAAAAGCGCCTGGAGAAAGCGCGGAAGGCCGGACTCATCGCCAATCATTCACATTGCGACTGCGGACATCACTAACCCGCGTAACCGTGAGACATCACCATGACCATGCAAGTAAACGTCACCACCCGTGTGAACAGCCAGTCTATTCGCCGGGAAGTTCACAACGGGCGCGACCATCTGATCCTGCCCAGTTACACGCTGCCAGCCAATGTCGTCATGAACGGCGGTTTATATTCTGCCAGTGAAATCGATGCGCACTATGCGGGCCTCGAGGGGACGCTGGCACCGCTCGGTCATCCACAGGTAAACGGCCAGTTTGTGTCAGCCTTTTCGCCTGAAGGGCTGAATGTCGGTTTCGTCGGCGCATGGAACCGCAACGTTAAAAAAGCCGGGAACCGTATCTACCTGGAGAAATGGGTGGATGTGAACAAGGCCAGCGAATCTGAAGGTGGCCGGGAACTCCTCGAGCGCGTGGCAGCCATTGAGCGCGGCGAGGACGTGCCGCCAATTCACACAAGTGTGGCGGTATTTCTTGATCAGCTCGAACCCAATGAAGAACAGAAGGCGCTGGGTGCCGAGTGGGTGGCAAAAATCCACGGCATGGATCACGACGCCATTCTGCTGCACGAAGTCGGTGCGGCCACACCGGAGCAGGGCGTTGGCCTGATGGTTAATGCCGACCTCGCAACACCGCTAAAAGCCAACTCTGGCGCGCTGGTGGGCGAATCCTTCCGGGAACGTGAACAGCGACTAGACCGGGCGGCAAAAGCAAAGTTCGCCCCCGGCGAGAACGAATATGCCTGGGTGGCTGACTTCACTGATTCGCAGGTGGTGATTATTCGCAATGGCGGAAGCGCGCAGGTTTACGGCTACATCTCTGACGGCGGAAAAATCACCTTCGACGACACCGGAACGCCGGTTGCCCGCCAGGAGTCCTGGGTCACTGTTGTGACCAATAAAGTTAAATCCCTTTTCACACCGCAGGATAAGCCTGCAACCAACCATCAAACGGAGGGCGACATGCCTTTAACCAAAGAAGAAATGGAACAAATCTGCAGCATGATCGGCCAGGCCGTTGCGACCAACACGGAGGCGGCTATTAAGCCTCTCGCGGAAAAGGTTGATGCATTGCAGGCCAACCAGCAGCAGCTCGCTGAGACCCTGACCGCTAACTCCCGTGCCGAAGAAGCAACGAAGCGCGCGGCGGTTGCGAAAGTTCACGGCGAGATCGTCGCGAACGCGCTGTCAGGTGACGCACTGGATGCGATGTTCAAAAACCTGGGCGAAGCCGCACCGCTTGGCACTAACTCCGCACAGGCGCAAACCGAAACCGGCGCACCTGATCCGGCCACTTACTTCAAATAAGGGAAACGCCAATGCCACGTTATCGTCGCGTTAATATCGACGGGGAATCGCTCTACAAGACGGAAACCCGAAAACTCGCAGCGACCCTGAACCCGGGTACGTTTGTTGTCATCAATGCCAGCAATCTTTTTGCACAGGTTTCTACACCTGTGGGACGCATGTATGTGCTGGACTGCGCTTATCACGAAGGGCTGGGCATTACCGATCCGATCCCGTCCGGTCATTCGGGTGTGGGTAATTACCTGGAAGAAGGGCGTGAATTCGCTGTTCGTGTTGCTGCAGGTGCCTATAAAAAAGACCAGCCAATTACGGTTGTTGCAGGTCAGGCCGCTGCCGTGCCAACCGCTGCGGGTACCTATCAGGTCATCGGTTACTGCCAGGATGACGTCACCACCACGGCGGTTGACTTCATCCGCATCCGCGCGCGCGCTTCCAGCGTGACCGTTGCTTAAGGAGAGCATCAATGTATTTTTCTGCTGAAACACTGGTGACCAACAGCCGCCTGCGCACGCACTGGAATGAGCTGTGGGCTAACCGTAACATGTGGGATGCCCAGCACCGCGCCATGATGGCGGTAAACCGTAATCTCATGACGCCTGAAATGCTGGCGGCGAATGCCCTGGCTGGTGACGGTCTCGGTCGTGAATTCTGGGCTGAAATCGACCGACAGGTCATCCAGCTGCGCGATCAGGAAATCGGGATGGAAATCGTCAACGATCTGATGGGTGTACAGACGGTTTTGCCGATTGGCAAGACTGCCAGGCTGTATAACGTCGTTGGTGACATCGCCGATGATGTGCAGGTTAGTCTGGACGGTCAGCCACCTTTTTCTTTTGACCACACCGAATACGGCAGCGACGGTGACCCGATCCCCGTTTACACCGCGGGCTATGGTGTGAACTGGCGTCTTGCTGCGGGCCTCAATACCGTCGGTATTGACATGGTGCTGGATTCGCAACTGGCGAAGATGCGCAAGTTCCATAAACGTCGCGTTAAAGGCTATCTCGACGGTAACCCGACCATTCAGGTGCAGAACTATCCGGCCCAGGGTATGCGCAACCATCGTAACACCGCCAAGATTAACCTCGGTTCCGGTGCTGGTGGAGCGAATATCGACCTGTCTGCGGCAACGCCGGCGCAGCTACTGGCATTCTTCGGCCCAACAGGACCGTTTGGCATCACCGCCCGCACCAACAAAGTCACTGCGTACGATGTGCTGTGGCTGAGCGCTGAAATCATGGCGAATCTGTCGAAGCCGTACACCATTGAAGTTGGCAGCGGCGCGAACGCCGTTATCAGCGGCAATGTCCTGGACGCCATCCGCAAATTTATCCCGGTGAAAGATATCCGCCAGACCTATGCACTAACCGGTAATGAATTCCTGGCGTATGAACGTCGTCAGGATGTAATCACGCCGTTAGTAGGGATGGCGGTTGGGGTGGTTCCGTTGCCTCGTCCGATGCCACAGAGCAACTACAACTTCCAGATTATGTCTGCAGAAGGTTTGCAGATTAAACGCGATGACGATGGCTTGTCCGGCGTTGTCTACGGCGCGAATCTGGCTTAAAGGAGAAATTATGCCGAAGTTTGAAGTCATACGTGGCTGGCATGGCGTTAAGGTTGGGGATGTGTTGGTTCTGGATAAAGTTCATCCAGCGCTGGAATCTCATCTTCGCCTGATGCAGGGGGAAGCGGGCGGTGAGCTTACCCCGGCAACACCGGGCGCGGGCACTGAGGTGAAATCCCGTAAAGAAATCATTGCTGAACGCCTGAAAGAACTGGGGATCGAGTTCAAAGGCAATCTGGGTGCCGAAAAGCTTTCTGAGCTGCTGCCACCTGGTGAGCTCGAAACCCTGTTCCCTGGAGAATAACCGCCGCGAAAGCGGTTTTTTTATGCCCCGTTCCGGCGGGGCGTCTTATTTCAGGAGTCTGTCATGGTCTCACAGGAACAGGCACAGCAGTACCTGACCGGGCAGGGCATCGCTTTACCCGACTTTGTGCTGGCGGCGCTGATTGACCAGGCCAACGGCCTTGAGGAATGCCTGGCGCTTCATTATCCGGCATCGACAGCGCTGCTTATCCAGCTGTACCTGCTGGCGCTGATGGGGCTCGGGCAGGGTGATAAATACCTTTCCAGCCAGACTGCGCCTAACGGCGCTTCGCGTTCATTCCGGTACCAGTCGTTTTCTGACCGCTGGAAAGGGGCGCTGAGTCTGCTGCGCGGGCTGGACAAACACGGTTGCGCGACGGCGCTTATTCCCCCTGACCCGACGGCTGCGCCAGCATTCGCGGGGATTTGGGTTGGTAAGGGCGGCTGTATGTGCAACGAGGGCCGGTGATGGCCTGGGTATCGGTGAAGCAGCGTCTGCCGGAGCCGTTCCTTAAGGTCTGGGTGATGACAGACAGCGGCAGAAAGGTGACTGGTTACGTCAAAGGTAACGGTGAGTGGTTCATCTTTTGCCGTGAAGTTGCCGCCGGGAAACCAGAAGTGATCCGCTGGGAGGAGCCATGAGCGCGACAGCGAACTGGGTATATACCAACCTCGCTACCATTTACCCGCGTACATACGATGACTGGAAAGGCACCTGGCTAACCGGCACGCCGTATCTTATCGACTGCACATGGGAGATAAACCAGGAGCAGGCGATCGATGATGCCGGTACCGAGTTCACCACCAATCTGATTATCTCTACCGAGCTGAAGCATAACGGCGTTGATGTCCGTAAACCGCTGCGTAACGACTATGTCGCTGTGGGTGACACCACCCCTGAGCCTGACCCGGTAAAAGCGAAAGGTGATGTGATCCGGGCGGTCAAGATGTGGGATATGTCGTTTTTCGACGAGGAACCCGACTACAAAATCCTGACATCTAACCGTAACGCCCTCGGCGCCTGATAACCCAGGAGGCAACGCTATGCCCGTTAAAGGTATTAAACGTGTTCAGTTAAACATGGGTAACGTGATTGGAAACATCACCGGGGCAGTGACAGAAAAGGTGATCACCGAAGTCATGATCGTCGGCTCCGGTTACGCAGCGCAGATCACGCCAATTCATACCTCCACGCTGGTGAACAGCATGTATCGTGAGCTGAAGCCAGAGCCACGCGGAATGACGGGGCGGGTTGGTTATACCGCGAACTATGCTGCGCGGGTGAATGCGGCCGGTGGCACGTTAAAAGGCAAGCCGCGCCCTGACGGTAGCGGTAATTACTGGGACCCGGATGCTGAGCCAGATTTCCTGCGTAAAGGGTTTGAGCGCGACGGCATTGCCGACATCAAAGCCACCATAAAACGAGGCTACAAGTTATGACGCGAAGCGAGGTTTTTGACGCGTTACGCGCCTGGCTGCAGAGCCACGGTTTTGATACCGGCTACCGCGTACAAAAGCGGTTCTGGGTCGAGGTGGAAGATTCACAAAACGATCGTTATCTCGTTATCCAGCAGCAGGGCGGTGGCGCGGCAGAAGAGGCCATCACCCGCGACTACTTCCGCTTCATCCTGCTGACCGGGCAGAACGACGCCGATGTTGATGCGGTGGAGAACACCGCCGACGCCATCCGCCAGGCCATGCTCGATGACCACCACACCGAATGCATCATCTCAATGCAGTCAGTCGGGGGCGTTCCCGCCTTCCGCACCGAAGAGGGCCGCTGTGCCTTCGAAATTAACTTCCAGACCATTATTTCCCGATAATACGGAGTAACACATATGACTTGTGAATCAGGTGCATTCACGGGGCGCGACGTCGTCGTTTATTTTGCGATTGGTTGCCCGGAGGTTCAGCCCACGCTGAGCCAGTACAAGCGCCTCGGCATGATGCGTGGCAAAACAACCGGCGTTGAATGGGAAACCGCAGACGCCACGGCTGACCAGAGTGCGGCGTATACCCAGGAGAATCTGGTCACGTATAAAAACGTATCCTTCTCCGGTGACGGCGTAAGCCGCAAGGAAGCCATCTACGGCCAGAAGGAAATGAAGCGCCATGTTTATAACCCGCCCGGAGAAACCAGCAACCAGCCCTATGTGTGGCTGAAAATCATCTCGCCGTTCGATATCACCGAAGGCCCGTTCCTGGTAACGAGCTGGCAGGATGAATCACCACATGATGACGTGGCCACGTGGTCGATTGAAGCCTCCAGTGCCGGGCTGGTGGATGTCCGCGACGTCGGCGCGGTCATTAACATCACCTCCCAGCCGCAGAACCGCACCATCACCACCGGCAGCACGCTGACGCTTACCACAGCGGCGACCGTGACGGATGGTTCAGCGCTGACGTATCAGTGGAAGAAGAACGGCACGGATATCAGCGGCGCCACGGCGGCCACCTACACCAAAGCCAGCGCGGTGGCGGGGGATGCCGGCTCCTACACCTGCCAGGTTTCATCGCCCACCGCCGGTACCGTCACCACGAGCCCGGCAACGGTTGTGGTCAACGCGTCTTAACTGACAGGGGCGAAAGCCCCTTTGAGGTTTTATGCAGGCAATTACCGATATCGGCCAGGCGGAGATCCGCGCCGGTGGCCGGAGAATATTCCTCAACCCTTCGTTTCTTGCGATGTCGCGGATTGGCGCGCCGGAAGAAATCGTTGAGGCGTTCGTAACGGTACATGGCGGACATTATCCAGAACACCGGATCAGCGATGTTGAAGTGATGCGCAGCATCCAGGCGCGCTGTTTTGCAGACATGATTGTTACCGCAGCGAAGGTGGTGCAGGCGGCCAGTGATGATGATCTCCGCCAGGTTATTGGTGTCTGTTCAGTGACAGCAAAAGGCAAGCTATCGTATCGCCCCGGCCTGTTGCCGGTATCACACATTATCCAGCTGGCGCGCCATCTTATACGCCATGGGGTTGTGGGCGACCAGCCGCAGGAAGCCGCCAGCAAAGGTGAGGGCGAGTACTCGGGCAAATTCGATGCCCGGTCTTTCGTTTATCTGGCGGTGGCACACCTGGGCATGAGCGAGTCCGATGCCTGGAGCATGACCATGACCAGCTTCAGGGCGGCCATGAACGCCAAATATCCGCAGAAGGAAGCCACTAAAATCCCGACCGAGCAGCATTACGATGAGGCTATGGACTGGGCAGAGAAGATGTTCGCACTCGATGCGCAGCGGAACGGGCTGCACTGACCGCTGTTACTGAGATCAAAAAATCAGACCTGCCCGTTGCGCTGACGCGCTCCCCTGTTAGCATTAGGGTAACTTTTATCAATGGGGATAGGGATATGGCTTTTGAATTTAAAGAGGAAGTAACTGACTTATTTATAATTAATGGAATTTCGGAAGGTTTTCATAAAGTAAACAGACTTAAAGCTCGAGAACTAGCAGAACGATCACACGCTTTCGTTAAGTCTGTAGAGGAGACTGGTGGGAACAAACACGCCGCAGAATTGGAAGCTAATGAAGCGGTAGTTGATCTATTAACAAAAATAATGCTCTCTGACTTCAAGGATTACGCAACGGATTTTAACTCCGTTTACTCTGATGAAAAGCTTGCGTTAGCTTTTCATGATTTAGACAAAGCCGAAGCCAATCATGCAGAGAAAATTAAGAAAATAGAAGAAGAAGCTAAAGAATCAGCTGCAAATCATACCGTCCTTGCCTGGATAGCATCAATTGTCATTATTTTGTTTATTGCCGGCTTCCTTTTTTTATAGTTATTTAAATCCTAAATCCCTAAAGTCTCGCCTGCTCGAGGCTTTTTTTTTGCCCGGAGAAAAGTAAATGTCCGAAAACGTAGGTGAAATTGTTTACATTATTCGCGCGGATACGGCCCAGTTACTTAATGCTGGGCGAAATGTCGTCGATATGACGAACGATTTACAGAACAACTTTGATGATACGGATGAATCAGCAGGTAATCTGAACACGACACTTTCCAAACTCGCTGCAACCTTAAAGTTAATTTTTGCTGCTGGCGCACTGCGAGAAATGGCAAAAATGGTGCAGAGCTATCAGGAGATGGCCGAGCGCGTTCAGATGGCGACATCTAGCCAGACTGAATTTGAAAGCGTTCAGAAACGGTTACTTAATACCGCTAACGGGACTTACAGATCTTTAGCGGAAGCCCAGGAGCTTTATATTCGAAGCGCCGACGGTCTGCGCAGCATGGGTTATTCCACTGAACAGGCTATCGATGTCCAGGATTCAATGTCTTATGCGTTCGTAAAGAATGCGGCCAGCGCAGATCGCGCCGAGTCAGCCATCAGCGCATTCACCAAAGCGATAAACACAGGTAAAGTCTCCGCTGATCAATGGGAGTCCATCACTACCGCCATTCCAACCGTAATAAACGACATAGCAAGCGCGAGCGGGAAAACAGCTGCTGAAATTCGCGCATTGGGTGCTGCCGGAAAGCTGACAGCCTCAGAGCTGAGCGAAGGCCTGCGGCAGTCTCTTGATGAGAATGCTGCGGCTGCGGCAGGAATGTCTAACAATCTCACAGATGCTAGTGTCAGGATTAAAACGGCTATCACTGAAGTACTTGTTGCCATCGAGCACCAGACTGGGGCGTTACAATCTTTCACCAACGATCTTATTAGTGCCTCAGATGCGGTTTTGGAGTTTGGACGAGACTCTGAGAGCATGTCCGGTTTCATAGATAACGCCACTGTAGCTTTACAGGCTTTGGCTCTTGTTATGGCAGGGCGATATGCAGGAGCGCTAACTACAGCAGCGTCTGCACAAATAAAGTCTACCACCACTAAAATAGCTGACGACAAAGCAGCGGCGACAGCAGCGCAGGCAGCGGAAGCGGAGGCAGGAGCTAAATTACGATCTGCACAAGCCAGTAAAAGCGCGGCAGTATCTGACCTTAACCTTGCTCAAACCCGGCTTAATACCTTAAAAGCTACAAACGCATCCTCTATTGAAGAGGTTCGCCTCGCTAATGCAGAGGCGCAAACCATCCGTACTCAATTGGCCCAAATTCAATCCGAAAAGGCGTTGGAAACTCAAAGGTTACGGGCGCAAATAACCGACCAGGGGCGAATTCAGACTGCTACCCGAATGGCACAACTACAACAGGCATCTGCTGTTTTAACAACACGCCTTGCGGCTACTGAAGCCGCAGCATCACAGGCTCGCGCAACAGCGATTGCAGCAGCAGAGGCAAAAGTTTCAGCATCACGACTGGCTTTGGCGGATGTAACAGGGGTGGCAACAGCAGCAGATGGGCGTTTTAGAGCCTCGCAGGAAGCGACAGCTATAGCGACGCGAGCGGCCTCAACAAGCATGGGGTTATTACGCGGCGCTTTCGCCCTAATTGGCGGCACTGCTGGTGTGATAATGATTGCAGCCGGCGCATTATTTTATTGGTGGCAAACCACAAAACAGGCAAAAGAAGAAGCAATCAACTTTGCCAGTTCTCTGGACGATGTAATATCCAGAATGAAGGAGATGGACCAAATCCAGCTTAGAAAAACGCTGGATGACGCAGCAAAATCTGTTGAATCTTTGAATGAGCAGTTCAAAGATCAAGTGAAGGAGCAGAATAATGCGCGCAAAAATCTTGAGGAGTACCAACGACAACTTGAAGGATTGCGTGAATCCGGCGCGCCGCTGCAGGTGATTGAAGATGCGCAAAGAAGGGTTACACAATCACTTCGCGAGCTGAATGCGAAAACTGCTGATATTAATGACACATCAAATACACTGCGTTCCACTCTGGAAAAGCAGGCTCTAATTCAAGAGCAGCTTAACCAGAAAGCCAGAGACTCTGACGCCGCTTTTGCTGTGCTTGAAAACAACCTGAAAAATGTTCTTCCTGGTGCCGCCGATAAAGCCATAACTGTTATGGCAGCAACCATCGAGTTTATGGATAAACTCAATAAAAAAGCCGCGAACGTTGGGAATGTGCAGTCGGCGGAACAGGAAATGTCACCCGAAGCTAAAAAGCTGATCCAGAATGCCAAGCGCCGTCTTGAGCTTTCTAAGAAGGAGGGTGAAGCCAGGGCAAAACTACAGGCTGAATATGATGCCGAAGATGCCGGGATTGAAAAAGGAAATAAACTCGTCGGAACGTTGCAGGACATGTATGCGGAAACTGAGCGAGTAACCAGCGCACGAAAAGCCGCAAACAAGGAAGCGAAGAAGTCCGCTGACGACGCAACGCAATTTTTATCTCGTCAGCAGTCTGCACTGGATCGACTTAACACCGGTTATGCCGATGGCTCGCTTGAACTGGCAAAGTACGATGCGGTTATGGCGCTGGGAAACAAAGCGACTGACGCGCAAATCGTTAAGGCGGAGCAGCAGGCCGACGCGATCTGGAGAAGTCAGCAGGCGATAAAGGCCGCTGCGGAGGAAGAGAAAAAGCGCACTCAGGCCAGTCAGAACTTCACCAGCCTGCAGGGGCAGGTATCACCAGTTGCAGCGGTCGATAACTCATATCTGACGCAAATGGCGCAGCTCGATGAGTACGTAACCCTTTACCCGCAAAAGATCGCGGAAGCCGAAGCGTTACGGGCCAGTATCGAAGAACAGTATCACCAGCGGCGCATGGCGGCCATGTGGGAAGAGTGGCAGCAGCAAAGCCAGATTAACAGCATGATTGGCGCTGCCGTAGACTCTTTGCAGGGTGGGGCAACCAGCGCCATTACTGGCCTGATAAACGGCACTCAGAGCCTGCGGGAATCCTTCGCCAACATCGGCACCACGATTTTAAACAGCGTGGTGGGAAGCTTTGTACAAATGGGCATTGAATGGGCTAAAAGTCAGCTTATGGGCCAGGCGGCTGCGGCTGCTTCTCTGGCAGCAACTACTGCCCAGGCTTCAGCTGCCGCAGCTGCATGGGCACCCGCTGCTATGAGCGCCTCCATCGCAACGTACGGCAGTGCTGCTGCCGTGGGGCAATCAGCGTACGCTGGTTCAATGCTGATGGCTAAAGGCATGGCGCTTGCCGGCGGTCGCCGTTACGGTGGCACAGTGTCTGCTGGCAATGCCTACCGCATTAACGAGGATGGACGCTCAGAGGTATTCCAGACTACCGGCGGTCAGCAGATATTCATGCCGAACAAGTCAGGGAAGATCATTCCAGCAGATAAAGCAGGCGGGGGTGGCGTTGTTCAGCACATCACATTTGAAATCAACACTACCGGTGGAATCGACCAGGCAACGATGAAGCAGATGGAAGGGATGATGAAGCGGGTCGCATTGTTTCAGATAAACGACCAGGCCAATCGCCCTAACGGAATGATTCAACCGAGGAATAAACGCTAATGCCAGAAACATTCACCTGGTCCCCGCAGAAGGGCTACACCGTCGAGCGCACACCTAATGTGGCTGTCGTCAAGCTAGGCGACGGCTACGAACAGCGCCAAGCGAAGGGTATCAACCCGCTGATGTCAAAATACTCGCTGACGTTTCGCGGCGTTAATGGATCATGCCGCGTGAACCCGGCGAAGCAGGCCGAGGCGTTTCTGACAGCACGCATGGCGGTGGAGTCTTTCTACTGGACACCATCGGATACGGGGGTGCAGGCGCTGTTTGTCTGCCGCTCCTGGAATATGACAAAAACAGGGCCACTCTATGAACTGACGGCCACGTTTGAACAGGTACCACGATAAAGCCGAAAGGCGGGAGAACGTTATGATTAAGAAAACAGAAAAACCACCCATAAACGATGGGTGGTCAATTTCAAAAAATGGTATTATTGAACTCAAATCACAAACGTGGATTTGCAAACTGATCAAATTCTTTAGCCGACTGAGTAACCCCCCAATTTCGTAATTCATTGATAACAGCCTGACGATCATGAGGTTGTAATTTTGCGATGATAAAACCAATTACCATTTTCAACTGTGCAATTTCTTTTTCTGCATCAGACAAATTGTTAAGTTTACAATTAATATCTAACTTAAGTTCTTGATTCGGCATTTTATATTCCTTTCAGAGGTAATCAGCCATCCCTCTCTTTTTGAATGCACCAGCGTCCCACCGCTGGCGGGCTGAACCCACAACATAACCAGGGATAGCGATATATCCCATCCTGATATTCGAACAGTAGCCACCTCCGGGTGGCTTTTTTTATGGGAGATTTTCGTGCGCGACATACCTCCAGAACTAATTATCGAAAGTGTCGATGCAGGAGTCGGCGCATTTATTGATCTCTTTGAAGTTGATCTCCGGCCGTACGGCGGCGATGTTGTGCGATTCCATTCCGGCACCAACGGTTTTTACAACAACGTCATCTGGCGCGGTAACGCCTATCCCGCTTATCCCATCGCTGTCGAAGGCTTCGAGAGCCGGAACGAGGGTACCTATGCACGTCCGGTTATGGCCGTCGCGAACGTCACGGGTATGATTTTTGGGATGAACCATGATTTCGACGATCTGCTGGGTGTAGTTGTCACGCGCCGCCAGGTACCGGTGAAGTATCTTGATGCGGTTAACTTCCCCAACGGTAACCCGGATGCAGATCCTACTGTGGAGGCAGTGTCCCGTTACGTTGTCGAGGAGATGACAGAGGAAACCTCAGAGCAGGTGACTTATTCCCTCGCAACGCCGGTGGATTGTGACAACGCTATTATTCCGGCGCGGACTATCCTGGCGGATGTATGCCAGTGGGTTTATCGCGGTTCCGGCTGCAATTACGACGGACCGCCGGTCGCCGATGAACGGGACAACCCGACCAGCAACCCTGCGCTGGACAAATGTTCTCACCGCCGCACAGGCTGTCGCTTCCGGTACCCGCGACCATACCCCATGCCAATCAGCAGTTTCCCCGGTTCACAGAAGGTTTCCTGATGCAGGAATTACTCGAATATGCGGCCTTGTCGCAGGATGAAGTGTGCGCGCTGGTTATCGACGATAACCGTTTGCACCCATGTCGTAACGTACATCCCGATCCGGCTCACCATTTCCGCATCAGCGACGCTGACTGGCTGGCAGCGGAGGAGGAGGGCGAAGTCACGGCGGTATTTCACTCACATCCTCAGGCGGTACCGGTACTGTCAGGTGCTGATCGTGCCATGCAGGTTATGACAGGCCTGCCCTGGTGGCTGGCGTGTAACGGCGAGCTGCGAAAGTTCCGCCCGGTAGCGCACCTGCTGGGCCGGAGGTTCGAGCATGGGGTGACGGACTGCTACACGCTTTTTCGCGATGCGTATCACCTGTGCGGCATTGACCTGCCGGATTTTGCGCGGTCCGACGGCTGGTGGCTACGCGGGGAAAATCTCTACCTGAACAACCTTGCGACTAATGGCTTTCAGCAGGTCTCCCCTGGCGAGGCCGTACCTGGCGATGTGATTATCCGCCAGCCCTTCCCGGGAGCCGACCCGTGCCATGCGATGATCCTGCTGGACGATAACATAGTGCTTCACCACGACCACGCCGGGCACCTCAGCAGGCGTGAACCCTTCCGCATGGCTTACATGAAACAAACCCATTCCATCTGGAGGCATCACCGGTGCTCATCTTTAGATTTGCGGGGCATTTCCGCAGACATTTCCGCCAGGTCACATTAAACGTTGATACCCCCGCGCAGGGGCTGCGCCTGCTGCTGGCCCAGTGCCCGGAATTCAAAAAAGACTTTCTGAAATCGCGGGTGCGTGTCCGTGTGGCGGGCGAAGACGTGGCGGCGGACGCAATGCGCTGGCATCTGGACAGGCGTCTGGATGAGGGTTCAAGCGTGCTGTTTGTCCCGGTGGTTGAGGGGGCAATTACCGCAGCCGCCGCCGCGTGGATCGCAGTGGCGGTAAGCGTTGCCTCCATTGCCTACAGCGTTTACATGTCCCGCAACATGAAAACTAAAACCTCAGCCGAGGCGGCGGAAAACAACACCATCACAAACAACTCTTTCACCAGTGCGGAGAACCGCGCCGGACAGGGGCGGCCAGTGCCGATCCTGCTGGGCGAGATGATGTGTGGCTCTAACGTCATTTCCCTGGGTATAGACACGGTTAATACAAATAACTGGGATGAAATAATTGGTTAGTACTGATTATGTATACGGCAGATGGTAAAATAAGCAAGCCGGATAGATGGTGGAACATCGATCCGGCTCTAACCAGATAACCTATTGCCGAGGTCATTATGGCTGAAATCAGTTTACACGATTTATTTGTTTATGACGAAACGTCACCAAGCCATTTGAGATGGAAAATAACCGCCAACCCCTCAACAGCAAGGGTAGGAAGTGTAGCGGGTAAGATTAAGCCATATGGCTCAAATAAATATTGGTCTATAAGATATAAAAATAAGCAGTATAAAGCGCACCGAGTGATCTGGGAACTTGTTACCGGGAATATTTTAAAGTCCGTAGATGTAATAGACCATATTGACGGGAATGGTTTAAATAACTCTATAATTAATTTGCGCGTTGTAGACAAGGCTTTGAATAGCAGAAATAGTCGAAGGAGAGGAGTTCCTAGCTCCTCTGGGCTTCCTCCCGGTTTATGCATTCACGCTGACGGGCTTAGCATAAGAGCCAGGGTGAGTGGTCTGGACGGAAAAAGATTATCAAAGTCATTTTCCATAAGTAAAAACGGACTAGAAAATGCCATAAATCAAGCGGTCCTTTGGCGAGATGAAAGTATAAAGTTGCTAAATAAATTTGGTGCCGGATATACAGAAAGGCACGGTAAATAAAGTACAAGGTCAGCAGATGCTGGCCTTTTTATTGGAGGTAATGATGAGTTCAGGTGGCGGCAAAGCATCGACGCCCAGATTGTTGGATGACAACCTGCGTTCTAAACAATATTACCGGGTTCTTGATTTGATATCAGAGGGACCAATAGCTGGACCGGTTGACCAGTCGCACCTTTCTTCTTTCATGCTGAATAAAACGCCCATCACCGATTCCGCCGGCAACGTCAGCGTGAACGGCGTGAGCGTTGCCTGGCGCCCAGGCTCGGAATTCCAGGACCCCATTAACGGCTTTTCCGCCATTGAGGCGACCAGCATCGTTAATACCGAGGTCACTTTCAATACGCCACTGGTCCGCACAATCACCGATCAGGACGTCACGCGCGTGCGGCTGAATATCGGTGTGACGGGACTTGTCGAGCAGGACACGAAAGGGAACCAGAAGAACACCTCCGTGACGATGGTGATCGAAACACGTGTTGCCGGTGGCGCGTTCACACTGCAAAAAACCGTCACGATTGGACCAAATAAAATCTCTGGCGAATATCTGGAGGCGCACGTAATCGAGGCACCGGCAACGAAACCCTTCGATATCCGCGTTCGCCGTATCACGCCAGACAGCAACAGCGACCTGCTGTCCAACGGTACTATCTGGAACAGCTACAGCCAGATTACTGACGACAACCTGAACTACCCGTTTTCGGCTATTGCCGGTGCAGTGATTGACCGTGACCAGTACAGGGACACCCCAAGCCGCACCTATCACCTGCGCGGCCTGATTGTGGATGTGCCGGATAACTACGACCCGATTACCAAAACCTATTCGGGGTTGTGGACTGGTGGATTCAAAAAAGCGTGGACGAACAACCCGGCCTGGCTCTTTCGCGAACTGGTGAAAAATACGCGCTTTGGCCTGGCCCGGCGCGCGGGCTATATCGATGTCGACGACGGTGCGCTTTATATCCTTTCACAGTATTGCGATCAGCCGGTGAACGATGGCTATGGCGGCAAAGAGCCGCGTATGACACTGAATGCCTACATCACTGAGCAGGCCAGCGCCCGCGATATCCTGGATAAAATCGCCGGGATGTTCAGGGGCATTGCCCTGTGGGATGGCCTTCGTCTCACGGTCATGCTGGATACACCTCAGGACCCGATTGCCACCATTACCAATGCGAATGTTGTTGACGGGAAATTTAGCCGCGGCTCGGTTAAACGGGCCGAAAAATACAATGGGGTGGTGGTGTCATGGACCGATCCGGATAACGGCTGGGAGCAGGTGAAGGAGTATGTTTCCGACGATGCCATGATCGCGCGCGGGAACTATAACGAGACAACACTGGAGGCATTCGGCTGCACTTCACGCGGGCAGGCCTGGCGAGCCGGGAAATGGCTGCTGGAAACTGCAAAGCGTGAGAGCAGTCGGCTAACTTTCCAGATGGCCCGGGATGCAATCGCCTTCACGCCCGGCGATGTCGTGGAAATCATGGATAACGACTATGCCGGTACGCGGCTGGGCGGGCGTATTGTCTCGCACTCCGGCGCGAATATTACCGTTGATGCGGACGTCTCCAGTCTGGTTTCGCCAGGCGACAACATGTCGCTTATGGGCAGCAACGGAAAGTTTGTGAAATACCCCATTGTGAGCGTATCCGGGCGCGTCATTACCCTGCGCAGCGTTCCTGCCTGGGTGCGTGACGGCACTGTGTTTGCAATCTCCATCAGTGAAATATCGATCCGCCTTTTCCGCATTCTGAGCATTGCCGAAACGGAAAATAACTCGGTTTACAGCATCACGGCGGGGCAGCATGACCCGAACAAACAGGCCATCGTGGACGAGGGCGCGGTTTTTGAAATGCCGACCGACACCCTGAACGGCTACCGGGTGCCGAACATTGAGAACCTTCGCATCCTTAACACCAACAGCGAAACCGTGCAGGTGACGGCGACATGGGAAACCGCCACCACCACCAAAAAGCTGGTGTTCGAACTGTATGTCTATAACGAAAGCGGGGCGGTTGTTGCTCAGTATGAAACCGACCAGTTTCGCTATGAGTTTTACGGCCTGAATGCCGGGAATTACATTCTCGGAGTGCGTGGCCGCAACGAAAACGGAATGAAAGGTGCTGAAACCCGGGTAAACCTTATCATCGGTGCGCCACTGGAACCGTCATCCGTTATCTGGACGCCCGGTATTTTTTCAGCAGATATCGTTCCGGTTATGCGTGTGACTGCCACATCCGATACCACGTTTGAATTCTGGTACGGCGGGGAGCACCGTGTCGTTAATCCTGCCCTTATCGAAGACCAGACGCAGTTCCTCGGGCGCGCCAGTCAGTGGAATTTACATGGACTGAAAGCTGACACAACGTATTACATGTACGTGCGCACCCGTAACGCGTTTGGTGTCTCCGGTTTCGTTGAGTCGTCAGGCCAGGCGTCTTCAGGTATTCCGGGCATGTTTGAATATATCGATGAAGCGGTACGCGACTCTGAGGCATTTAAGAACGTGCAGGCCGGGATAGACACAAATCTGGATGGCATTCTGCAAAATGCACTGGCAAATCATGGGACGGTAGACCGGCAGTTCGAGCAATTGGGGTCAGTAAGGGCGGAAATTATTGTCATCAGAACGACAGTTGCCTCTGTCGATCAGGCTCTTGCACAATTAACAACCAGCGTCAGTTCGCAGTTTGATAGTGTCAATGCGACAATAATTCAGCAACAAACGGCAATCAGCAATAATTCTCAGGCAATTTCCAGTCTTAATACCTACGTGCAATCTCAAATAGGAGATTTGTCTAGCGCAATAAATCAGAAGATGAATGCTGAAGTTAAAAGTGATGGTTCTGCTAAAGCCTCATATACATTGAATATGGGCATTGTCAGGAATGGCGTGAAATATAACACCGGCTTCGGTATGTCTATTGAACCAAACGGTAGCGGGGGATATAAATCAACGGCTGTTTTTGCTGCTGACCAGTTCGGTATTTATTCCGGAAGTGATCCGGGAAGTTATGAAGCTGCATTTTTTGTATTTAACGGCCAGGTATTTTTTCGGTCGGCTTTTATCCAGAATGCCAGCATTGATAATACAAAAATCGGCCAGTACATCCAGTCGACGAACTGGGACGGCACCGGAAATATCGGGTGGCATGTTAACAAGAGTGGGTTTGCATACTTCACTGGGGTCACCGTGAAGGGAACTGTCTACGCCAGCGCAGGATCGTTCACTGGCTCTGTCTATGCGACAGACGGCGTGTTTAACGGCACGGTTTACGCAACTGACGGTAAATTCACCGGTACCGTTGAAGCCAGCAGCTTTGTGGGTGACGTCGCAAACGGCCAGGTCTTCGCTGATACCGGAGCATCGAGCAATGAAATCCGGTCATTCCAGTACACTGACAGCTCCCAGAACTTCCTCGAAAAACAGATTGTTGTAATGGCAGTGGTTGAGCATAACAACAGCCAGGCCCAGGAAGGGAGCACGACCGTCACGATAACTATCAACGGCAACGCTAAATCCTTTGATGTGTACGGGCCAGTCGGCGGCTCACGCCCGCGCGGCGGAAGCTCAACGGTCATGCACAGTATTCGCACGACAGCCAGGGTCGTAACCTGCTCCATTCAGGCTGCGACCGGACTTGGTGGAACAGGGAAAATACTCTCTCCCACAATGCTCATCATGCGAGGAGCCGGCTCTTTCGCACAGACCAACTAACCCGCTCCGGCGGGTTTTTTTATATTCATTCTGGAGATTCTCTATGTCAGCAGGAACGTTAACTCTTACGAATAACTCTGATGCAGTTTCCGGTGCTGGCACTGCTTTTTCTAATGAACTGGCAGCCGGTGACTTCATTGTTGTGACCGTTGGGGGAATACCTTACACACTTCCGGTTAAGGCAATAAACAGCAATACCTCGCTGACACTTGTCAGCAACTACACCGGACCTACTCAATCTGGTGCCGCCTGGTCTGCTATCACGCGTTTTGCGATGAACCTTGTTACTGCCGCGCTGGTAGCCCAGAGCGCAGAGGCGCTGCGAGGCCTGAACTATGACAAACAAAACTGGCAGAGCATTTTTAGCGGCACGGGCAACGTAACGGTGAGGCTTCCGGATGGATCATCATGGGCAGGTCCCGCATGGAACGGCATCACCACGGCGTTGAATGGTAAAGCCGATAAGGTTGGTGGCGCTGTACCGATTACCCAGGGCGGCACTGGCTCCACCTCCCCATTCGGGGATGGGGCTGGTTCATTTTGTCAGGGTAATGATGCCAGACTGAATAGCATCGATAAAAAGAGTGGGGGAGCCATAAATGGGAATGTGACTATAGGCGGGTGGCTAAGGGCGGTGATGACGGCACCGGGTGCCCCGGTGGATGGCGGAAACTATATCGGCTGGAATACCTCAAGTGGCGTGTCTGAGTACATCAACCAGCGTGGCGAAGGTGCGGGGGGGCATCGATTTACCGTTGTGAATAAAGACCTCAGCCTGGCCGCTGCATTCTCCATGTCTGCAAATGGCAATGCATATGCGGCTAATGGCTCATGGGTCAGTGCCACATCGGGCCGGGCCACCAAAGCGGATATCAAAGAGATCGACAATCCGCGCGATAAAATGCGACTAATCAAGGCGGCTACCTGGACTTATAAATCAAAAGCCATGTCAGGCAGATTCGGTATCGGCGTTATCGCAGATGAATTGTACGAGGCATTCCCGG